GATGCCATCATGCCTTCTCTTAATGCCTTCCTTGAGAACTTTTCTCGTTGGCTGGCCCCTAAGGTAGGGGAAGAAAATTTGTACCTTGCAGCAGACTATTCGACTGTTCCATGTTTGCAGGCTAACATGAGTGAGGTTATCAATGCGATGGTGACCGCACAGGCTTTCACGAAGAATGAGATCAGGCAGGCTGTTGGCTATGGTGCTATCGATGATCCGCTGATGGATCAGGTATTTGTATCTATGGGCATGACGCCTCTTGCTTTGGCAGAAGAAGAAGATGTTGAGGCAAAGCTCAATGATCGTGGCATTGAACATTACTTAAAGAAATGAAGCGGGTCGGTTTGACATATAACGAAAGGTTTAGGAATGAGCGCAAGTTTTATCCTGCGGTACTGAAGGCTCTTGACGAAAACAGGCATCGTATTATTGAACTTGCAAAAGATAATGACCCGCGACTTGTCAGGCAGTTAGCTGAACAAAAATTAAACAAGGATAAGTTAAGAGTCGTTGTGGAGAAGTTATGGATGAACATAGGTACAACATCAGCCGTGAAGGTTGAGGAGATGATACGGAAGGCAAAGGGGAAGTCGGAGCGGATAGTTTACGGTATGAAGAAAACAAACGGTGGAGAGCAACGGTGGAATAGCAGGATGCAGCATTATGTCAGAGAGAGAACCGAATGGAAAGTTGAAAAGATGGTATCAACACAGCTGGAGATGATTAACGGAGTGATTGACGATGTTCTCCAGGTTGCTATTGACAAAGGGTTAGGTGTTGTGGAAGCAAGGAAGAGGCTTGTTGAGGCATTAAAGGGGGATGAGTTTGTCATGATTGAAAAGTGGCAGGCGCGAAGGATCGTTCAGACTGAGGTTGGACAGGCGCAGAACACAGGGAGTTGGGTTGCGGCACAGGAGAATGCCGAAGGAGTAAGGAAGGAATGGCTGACAAGTGGTGATGAGAGTGTCAGGGAGAGTCACGTTTTATTTGGCAGTCTTGGCCCGCAGGAGATGAGTTATCACTATGCTCCGAACTTGTTATATCCTTGTGATCCTAACGGGGAGGCAGAAGAGATAATTAATTGTCGTTGTGTAATTACATATAATGTTGACTGAAGATGAAAATTGAATTGAAACCATATCCGAATGAGCACGCAGCAAGAGTGCGAGAACCGAAAGACTTCATTGAGGATAGCTTCCGGAGAAAAAACATTGATGACGGGGTTGATATTATCATCGGCAAACTCAAAGATGGTGACGGGAGTATGGAGGTTCAGGCTTATCGTTTTGATGCATCAAAGTTCACAGTCGAAGAAGCAAAGAAATGGCTGAAAGAACATGATGTAAAATTTATTGAATTTGAACCTGCTAAAGAAAAAAGAGATAATAAGACTATGGAACTGAAAGTTTACAATTCACGTATCGAGGATGTTGATGAAACTAAAGGGATCATCATCAATTACGATTCTGCCTTTAACAAGCTGGACAGTGACGGCGACATCATCCGCTCCGGGGCTTTTTCTAAGACGTTGAAGGAGAATGTCAAAAGGATGAAGTGGTTTCTTAATCACAACCCGAACCTTCTTCTTGGAGTGCCTTTCATCGAAGGAACAAAACAAGATGACTTCGGGCTTCTTTCTTATAACAAGATAAACCTTGATAAGGAGATAGGCAGGGACACTATTGCAGATTACAGGCTCTTCAAAGAATATGGTCGCACCCTGGAACATTCAATAGGTTATGAAGTTTTGAATTATAAACCACTGGAAATGGAGGGTAAGTCAGGCAGGGAGATATATGAGATAAAGCTCTGGGAAAAGTCAACGCTTACGCACTGGGGAGCAAATGAACACACTCCATTGGTAGATATGAAGTCAATGTTGAATGTATCACTTGATGATTGGCTTATGATGCTGGAAGATATGCTTGACAGGAAGTATTCCGATAGCCGAAAGTGGGCAGTAGAAAAAATTTTGAACACGATTGAAAAATATAAGTCACCTGAGGATGATCAGCCGTCTGCTGACACTGGCATTGTCAGGCCGACACACGAAGAGATAAAGAAAATTATTGTTGAATCATTTAATTTAAAGTAGAAAATGGAAGAAAAAGAATTGAAAGAACTCAAGGAGCTCATTAAAGATGAGGTGAAAAAACTCAATGAAGCTCAGGAAACTTACCGGAAGGCAAGTGCTGATGAAAGAGTGAAGATCGAAGAGAAGATGAAGAAGCTCGATGAAAATATCGAGAAGCTTTCAAACCAGGCCGATCAGCTCGAACTGAAGATGAAAGACTTCTCTCTCGGCAAGGCTAAGAAAGGTCTCTTTGACGACATGAAAGAGGCACTGACAAAAAAAGAAACAATTGAGATGCTGAAAAAGGGCGGGCAGATGTCTTTTGAGCTGAAAGCCTCAACTATTGATACCCAAACAGAGCTTTCTGGCAGCAATCTTGCTACCGCTGTTGTCATCCCGTTCCGTGAGGCGGAGGTGGGGAAAGCCCCCGATAGAGTAACGTCATTACTTGCAGTTGTAAACAAAGCCGTTACATCTTCGGGTATCGTAACATGGGTAGAGCGGTCAGCTCGCACAGAGGGCGCTGCCTTTGTGGCAGAGACTGCACAGAACCCGCAGAGTGATGTAACTTACATCCAGATGTCAAGGACATGCGAGAGAATAGGAACTCATTACAAGGTTACCAGCGCTGCACTGGAAGATTGGGATCAACTTTACAGCGAAATCGTTAACGAAGTCATCCCGCAACTGGAGAGGGAGATAGAGAGTAATGTCTTCTCAGGTTCGGGCACATCGCCCGCATTGCTTGGTATGACAGCTAATGCTTCAGCCTTCTCTGTGAGCGGTCTGGCCGAAAAGGTTGTTAATCCTAATTACCTCGATGCTATCCGCGCATGTGTGGCTCAGCTTCTGGCAGCTAACTATCTTGGGCCATTTACGGCAGTCATCAATCCTGTTGATGCTGCACTGATGGATCTTGCAAAGGATAGCAATGGAGTTTATGTCATTCCGCCATTCCTGACGGCTGACCGCAAGCTCGTCGCTGGTGCAAAGATTATTGAGAGCAACTTAATTACGGCAGGCAACGTGCTTGTTGGTGATATGTCGAAGGATACGCTTTACTTCCGCAGAGGAATTGAGGTTAAACTCTGGGATCAGGATTCGACCGATCCGGAATATGACCTCAAGACTATCACCGCTTCGGCTCGCTGCCTGAATAGAATTAAATCAGTGCATTACGATGCATTTGTCTATGATTCATTTGCTGACATCATTACGTCAATATCTATCCCGGTTGTTTAATAAAGAAAGGAGGTTGAAATGAAAAGGTTATATGTAATATTGATGATGGTTGCCATTGCAGGGATGACTTTTGGTCAGGTCAAGACAATAAATGGCAATACTTTGACAATCTATAAGGCACTGGCACCTACCGAATGGTCGTACGAATATACTCCAGCATCAACTGAAAGAATTTCACCGAATAAATATGACACTATTAATCTGGTTGTAATGGCCAACAAGGCGGAGCTTGTAAACCCTTCTGGTTATGTTGGAGTATCCTCGAGAGTAGGCACGACAGATACTTATGCCTTCATCATCGGAGGCAAATTTCAGGCATCGGCTGCCAATACAGCTCTTGAGAGTTATATCTCGCAGACAGCTTCGGCAATTCTGATTGATACTTCACTTGTAAAGAGCGGAACGGCTCCTTTCCTTGTACATTATAACGAAAGGCCACATCGGTATTTTTCAATCACAATTGCAAATGATAACTCGCAAAATTCTGCAGATAGCCTTATGCTTTCAAAAATTGTTATCAGGCTTGCACCTGTGAGTGTGGATATTAAATAATGTTTTTAAAGGGGGAGGGCAGCCCCCTCTCCCCTAATTTTAAAAATTAAAATTATGAAGACGGTAAAAATACTCAAGGACACAACGCTGAACTTCCACCGCACTGTTAAAGCAGGGGAAGCATTGAAGGTTACTGACAGACATGCTGCTATACTTATTGCAGCTGGAGTGGCTGAAGAAGAAGGAGTAAAAGAAGAAAAGGTCGAGAAAGAGCCTCAGGACAGGGAGAAAAAGGTTGAGAAGGCTCCGAGGAAAAGAAGCAAAAAATAATTTTTGACAATGGCAATACAGGTAAAGGAGATAACACAATTAATTACCGAGCCAGTCACAAAATCGCAGGTGAAGGCTTATATGGGATATCCTGACAGTGACACCTCGCAGGATGATCTTATTGATATGCTCATCACCGCAGCGCGGAAGTATGTTGAAGATTATACGGGTTGCTCGGTTGTGGAGAAGCAATATAAAGTTTACTTCGAAAAAGAAGACCTTGCGGGTGGCTGGCTCGAGCTTCCTTTCTATCCTGTGAGTGAGATC